GTTTGATTCAGAGTCAACACCAGATATTGCTGATGTATTGATACCAACTCTTCTGTCACCTCTTACATAAATTGCAGGAGTGCCATCCCAGTTCTGACCACCATTGTTTGTAGATGGTGTTATTTCAAACGCATTACTGTGACCAATCTGGTTACCAATTCTAAAGTTCCTTTGTGAGTTAGAACCTAAGAAGTATAATGGTGCACCAGAGTTATCATTAGCACTGTCAATAGTAAGAGCACCTGAGAACATTCCAGTTCCACCAACTTCAAATGTGAAATTTGGTAAACGATTTATACCAACACCCATTCTTCTGGATGCATGGATATCACCAACTACTCTGAAACCTAATAATGTTTCTGTACCTTCAACTTGGAACTGTTCGTTGTAAGAACCAAAACCAGTAGTAGCATCACCATGCTGATAGAAGAATCTACCTTGCTGAGTAAATCCGCTAGTTTGATCACTGAATCTAATTCCTACACCAACATTGTTGGTAGTACTGCGGATCATGACACCGCCATCACCTCTAACGTCTAGAGGAGCAGCTGGAGATGTAGTGTTTATTCCGACCTCATTAGCGGATACATCAACAAATAATACACCACTATCAACACTAAGATCATTTGCAATGTTAACTATGCTATTGAGATTTGTAGTACCAGCAACTGTAAGTGTTGAACTACCACCAGTGATGTTCAATGAACCAGTCATTGTATCACCAGTCTTCAATACGTTAAGTGATGCAAAACCAACTAAGTTTGCTGTGATTGTTCCAGCAGAGAAGTTACCAGATCCATCACGTTGTACAGCATAGTTTGGTGTGTTAGAACTTGAGAATTGTATGTTACCTTGGTTCCAAACAACTTGGTTCTTAATTGTAAATCCGTCAGCATTTACAACATCAACGTTAAGAGAACCAGATCCTGCAGATGCATTACCACCTGATGCTTCTATCTTAGCGTTGTAACTAGAAGCGAGCTGAGATGAATTGAATAATATTCTAGGTGTAGTTGCGTTACCATCTTTTCTACCTAATTGTAACTGTCCAACACCGCCATCACTATGTAAGTTACAAACTTCTAGTGTGTTACCATCTTCAATAGTAAAGTCATCAAACTCTACTCTGTTAGATGCAGTACCAACTGTTAGAGCACCAGCAAAGTTACCAGATGTAAGTCTACCAATTAGGATTGTGTAGTCATTAAAGTTATCATTAACATCATCATTGGTAACAACGTTGTCGATAACAAAACTACCAACACCCTGTGCGTTAGCATTGTAAAGGTTTACAGATGGGTTGTTAGGATCGCCAGGTATAAATGGTGCCTGATTAAGTATTTGACCTGAGACATATATTCTAAACTTAGGATCACCAGCAAACGCTTTGATTGTGATCTTATCTCTAAACTTAGTTTCACTAATAAATCTAGGAAGTCTATTATCAGATAATGTTCCGTAGTTAATGTTTAATGCATCCTGATACCAATTACCTTGTCTGTTGTCTAGTCTGTCAGCATCCATTCCAGAATCAACACCATCACTTAATGATGTCCATACCTTCGCCCATGAGTTCCATGTGCTGACTCCGTTACCAGAACCACGAAGGTACATATTGTCATCATTAGCAAATGCAAGTTGTCTTACACCACCAAACGATGCGTCAAAACCAGCAGCACCATTTCTTATGGTTAGAACTAAGTGCTTGGTAGATGTTCCAGTTCCAATACCTGTATTAACTGAAGGATATGCAGTTCCCAATCCATTAGAACTGTTGAATACTGTATTAGAAATAACACCTTCAACAAAACTGTTTGGATTTGGATTAGAGGTTGGGTTGTTAGTACCAGACTGTAATCTAATTGTGTTAGCAGAAGATCCACTAATGTCAATACCATATATACCACCCAATCTGTCTTGTGGAACTTGTCCAGCGAACAAGTGATTTGCATTGGTATAGTAATTACCTTGCTGTCCATCTAATAAGTCAGCATCAAGTCCACTGTCAGCACCAGTTTTAAGTTCAACAGATCCGTTTCCTGCCTGACCAATATTAAATTGTGCTTTCTTATATCTGGAAACACCAATTGTTCCGTAAAGGTCAGCAGAAATTGTTAGGTCAGTAACTCTGTTAATGTCAAGAGAAACGTTTGCATACTGTCTATTAACTGTACTTACTTTAGCATTTAATACTAAACTAGATCCACCACCAAGTGCTGAAGGTGCAACTGTAATTGAGAAGTCAGCATTATATCCAGTACCACCATCAGTAACAGTCATTTCTGTAACAGCGTTACCAGCAACAACAATGTTTGCTTTTAATCCTGTTCCTGTACCACCTGTTAGAGATTGATCAAAGTATTGTCCGTTTGTAAATCCTGATCCGCCGTTTGCGATGATGACATCATCAACAAATCCACCCTGTGTGAAGGTAGACTCAAATGTCATTGGTGATTCACCACGCTCAAACTCAATGATTGTTCCTAATGGAATGTTTTGAGTAACTGGATTATTTAATGATATAGTTGTTAAACCAGCAGCAGTAATAACACCAGTAATACTTGTATTGTTTTGTATTCCAGCAACACCAGAAAGAACATCGTGACCAATAAGAACGTCAGAGTTCGTGCTAAAGATCATAGATGATGATCCAGTATTAACCTGTGATACCAGTTTAGCAAAGTATCTTGTCTCAGCACCTTTGATAGACTGAACTGCTAATGCAAAGTTCTGGTCACCTCTTAAGAATGTGAATGAGTTAGCAGCACCACCTGATGCTAATCTATCTGTTTCAATAACACCTGATGTAATATCTGATGCAGCAATCTGGTTAGATGATAGAGATACCCAGTTGTTAACATTGAATGAAGATGTGTTAATAGTTCTATTAATATTAACTGTATTTGCACTTGGTGTTGTGCTGTCATTAACAGTATCAGTATCTTCAATCTTAATATTGTTAACGATGCTACCATATAATCTACTTTCAATTAAAGGATTACCCTGTGCTTGTTGACCAGCACCTGGAGGAGCAGAGAATGTAACAGTAGGTTGTGTGGTATATCCTTTACCACCTTTAAATCCATTAAACGTCTGGATAGTTACAGTAACAACCTGACCGTTTGCAATTGTACAAGTTGCTGCTGCTGACACAGCACCAGCTGCAGGGTTACCACCTGAGAAACTAACAGTTGGTGCAACAGTGTATCCAGAACCACCGTTAGAGATATTAACTCTGAATACAACACCTTGTCTATATTCTGTTGCCTGTATACGACCACCAGATATACTACCCTCGAAGATATCTCCAATTGTAAATGCTAAATTAGTGTCTACTGTAAATCCTAAGAATAAACTCTCAAGGTCATTGTTTAGAATAAATGACTGTGATGTATCCTGTTGGATTGCGATGTCACCAGCAAGTGCTCCTTCTAGAGAAGTTCTTGATGCTTGATCAGGAACAGTAAATACACTGAAAGGTCTAAGTGCTGGAATCTGGTCAACAGATATCTTACCAGAGTCAGTCAATTCAACCAGTGCTCTAGGAACAGCGTTAGTAGAGTATGGTTTGTTGATGTAAGGTCCTAAGGAGTTAGTGATGTAGTCTCTAACTGCTTTCTGAGTAGGTAGTTTAGAGTCAGTAGCGTTAGCACCACCCAATGTGTTAGATGCATCAAAACCAGTAACAACAACGTCACCACCTTTTAGTTTCAAGAATTCAACTTCAGAGATTGTAACCGTACCAGTAAAGGTAATCGCACCAGTTCTGTTTTCAATTCTAGCAAATGTACCAACCTTGAAGTCTCCAAGTTCGTCAGTACCAGAGACATATACACGACCATATAGTTCAGAAACCTGTTCGTATGCTTCAATCTTAGTACCACCGTTCTCAGGTAGTGCTAGGTAGTTAGTACCTGATCCAGCAAATTCCCAAGTGTGTGATGAGGAGTTAACAATAGATGGTCTATGTAATTTAATACTCTTACCAAGAAGAGCACCAGTAGATACTGGATTACCAGTAGACAAATCGGTCAAGTCCATTCCACCACCAGTACCATCATCAAATGTTAACTGTGCAGAGAATGGAGGACCTACAGTAACAGCAGCAACAACATCAACAAAGTATTCTATGTTTACGTTTGTATTTCTATACCCATCAATTTTACCAACATAATGCTCTAGTGGTTCTCTTCCTAATCCACTAATTGTAAGTATTGTTCTACCTGTAGGTGTAGCAGATACGTTACTGACTATACCTTGGTCAAATGTGTAGCACTCTTCTCTATATCCGACACCCCTTAAAGCAAATGTACCGAAGTTAGTAGCAGAGTTAGTAATAGAACAATAACCACCTGACTCAGCAAGCACACCATCTTGACAGAAGATAACGAACACAGAAACCAACTGTGTGTAACCATCATTAATAACCTTATAACCAGTACCACCAAAAGATACAATCGTGAATGCAGATGCAACCATCGACTTACCCTGATTAGGGAAGGATGCAGTTCCATCTAGTTCAAGACCAGGAAATGGGCAGTTGGGTTGTTTGACTTTAGATCCATCAACCAGTGCACCACCACCTCCTAAGAAAGAGATAACAGATGCGTTCTGTGTATATGGAGATGCTTCAATGATTGGATAATCATCATAGTTACCACGAATTGATACTCTCTTATTAAATTCATCATATAAGAAACTATCAGGATATGTAAAGAGTAGTGAGGCATCAAATAGAGTTCCATATGTTCTTGCTGTAGAACCAGCAGAAGTCGTACCATCCAACACATCAGTCAATGTACTCATGATTGTGTTGATAGATGTAGCAACTCCAGCACATAATGGTGCAGCTCCTGCAGCATATACCGACACAGAGTTTGCATCCATTCTCTTGAATGTATGAACAGCAGATGGTTGATGACTTACAGCGTCAGCTGCTGCAGATACAAATGTGTGAGTTGTGGTTGGAGAATGTGTAATACCATTAGTAGTAGCACTTACAAATGTGTGGTTTGTTGTGTTAGATGATGTTCCAACATTAACAGTCAATGTTCCAGTCTGTCTCTTCAAACCATTTGATGATGCACTGACGAATGTATGTGCTCCACCTTCTGAGTTAGCACCTACATTAATCTCAAATGTATTTTGTGTTACATTAGAAATTGCCAACCAACGTCCACTAACACGATCTGTAGCACGAGGATAAGTGTGATTAGTTGCATTACTGTCTAATGTGCAAGTATAAGTTAATGAATCATCATCAAGTTTAATGTAATCACCATTAGAGAAATTATGATTTGAAATAGTTACAGTTATTATTCCTGTAGCAGGATCATATGGTGCATTTGTAATTGTATGCTGTGTTTCACCTACAGCAGTGATAGTTCTAGAAGTTCCTGATGCAGGGTCAGTGGATCTTGGATATGAATGGTTTGTAGCATTACCGTCTTGAGCACATGTAAATGTAAGAGAGTTATCAAGAATTACAATACCCTTTCCAACACCTAAACCATGTTGACCAACAGTAAGTTCCATGACTCCTGTTGAAGGTGTATATGTTGCATCAGTAGCAGTAAATGTTCTGTTAGCACCAGCAGTTCCTACGTCAACAGTAATAGTTTCAGCAGTTACTGCAGCAATTGGCAGAGATCTTTCAGCAGCATAATCTGTAGATGCACGAGGATAAGTTTTCTGACTTTGGTTGCCATCCATCGCACATGTGAATGTGAGTGAGTCACTAGCAATAACAACACCTTCGCCTACAGTTAAACTATGAGAACCAATAGTTAGAACCAACAAACCAGTTGAAGGGTCATATGTTGCATCTGTTGGAGTAAATGTTAAGTTTGCTCCTGCTGTACCAACATCAACGGTAATTGTAGTTGCAGTTACTGCAGTTACAGGTCTATTATTACCAAATGCTGGTTGTCCTTCTTGTGGATATTTGTGCTCTGTGATGTTGTTATCCATCGCACAGGTCATTGTTAATGAGTCAGGAGCAATTCTAACTTCATTAGATGTTGATACGTTATGTCCAGATGGAACTGTTAATTCTAGTAAACCAGTTCCTGGTTCATAAGTAGCATTTGTTGGAGATAATATGTTAGACGCAGCACTTGAAGTAGCATCAAGAAGTATATTCCAATCTTCAAACTTAGGAATAGGTGATGATAGTTGTGTTGGATTATAAATTATGATTGTTCCGTTAGTTACAGAACCTGTATATGTGTGAGCAACACCAGCAGCAGGACCTGCATCTCCAACATTACATGTAATTGTTGTTGTAACTCCGTTACTTACAAGGTTTGATATGTTAAAACTCTTTCCATAAGATGGATCTGTTTTTGCAGGACCAGGATGGTTTGCTGTTGTACCGTTATATGTACAAGAGAAATTAAGTGCTTCTTCTTTGAATGCAATTCTATCTCCAATAGAAACATCTATTAAAGGAGCAGGGAATGAAACAGTTAATTCACCTGATGTTGAATTATATGTTGCATTACTTGGTGTGACTTCAAGAACATTACCATCAGTCCAGTTACGCATTGCTGCGATAGCATATAATTTTGCTCTTCCAACAGCATATAAAGTTGGTGCACGTTGTGCTTCTTGAACACCAGTTAATTGTGTTCCTGTAAAGTATGATTCAGCAGCAGTTAAGATACCATCGTTACCACCTAATACTAAGTCTCTGATTAAACCATCTAATATTTTTCTAACATCTCTACGACATTTTCTTTCTGATGTATCATCAAGATTTAAGAATGGGAAGTATGCTTCTGTATCACGTAATGCTTGATCTGCAATAAGAACTTTGTTTCTAGAAATTAGGTATGCAGCATCTAGATATGTTCCACTAGCATTGTTAGCAATAACATCGTTCCATAAGAATGATAGAGTATCAATAGCAGATGTTACATCATTACAAGCATTTCCACTACCATTAGAACTACCATCTGCATTTAACAAAGCTGTAGATGTAACTACAGTGTCATCAAAGTATCTTGGTAAACTAGAATATTTTGGTGTATAGATTGGTTCTGTAGGAGTTCCAGTTCCAGTTCTCCAGTTGTTTATGCAATATATTGCTAACTGTCTAGCATATTCAATAGCACGAACATTTTCTATAATTTCATCATCAATATATGTTATCTTACCACCAACAATATATTTCTGAGAACCTTCAAGAACGTTATGGTTTGTACCAAATTCTAAGTCTCTTATAAGAGCATTGATAAAGTGAACAACATCTTGCTTACATTGTGTATCACCATCATCTCCTGATGCACTATAAGCACTGTATGCAGGATATACTTTATTACCAGCACTACAGGATAGAGTCATTCCCTCTAGTTTTATTACATCATCTTCTGCTAATCCTGCTATAGGAGATGCAGTTGTAACAGTAGCATTACCTGTAACAATATTATCGTAAACAAAATTAGTTACATTAACAGTGCTTCCACCAAATGTTACTGTACCACCAGAAACGTATGTGTGTTCTTGTCCAGTAAGTCCAACAAATATTTTAAAATCATTTCCACCACCAGCACCAATATCATAAACAGAATAATGATATCTTGCAAACTGATTATTAACCTCACCAAGAACTTCTTCTGCAATAAATTCTCTGTTGTTACGAAGGAATGTACAAGCGTCTTGGAATCTTCTTTCTACTGGTGTAGATATTGGGAAGGTGTTTGGAGAGTTTAGAAGTGTAAGTGTAATAGACTTTGAAAAAGTTTTTACAATAGCAAATTGACCAGGATCCAGATTAGCATCTGTGATTGCTGGCATTTTTTTAGGAATTACAAATCTTCTGCAACGACCATCAGCATCTTCAATTACTTTGTAAATTCTTTGCTTACCATTTAATACTGATAGATCAGGGTTGGAAGTTGGTAGTCCTTCTATTAATATTTCTTGACCATCTTTAAACTCGTGTGTATTATTTCTACCAACTAATGCGTTTGTGTAGAATACGATACCACCTAGATCTTCTGCGTTACCAAACTGTGCACTTTGGAAACCATCTTGAGCAATACTAGCATCACCTTGTAATGAGAAGTCAATTCTAGCAATAGGTAATGATGTAACGTAATCTTCGTCAACAGATACAACTTCACCCTCAGCTCTAATTGATTGAAGAGAATTTGTATTTAAAGTATTGACGGTAGCATTTCCTGTAAAGGTTTCTATTTGTGCTGTGAATACATTGTTCCAACCAGTAGAACCTAGAAGAGGTATAAAGGTTACTTCCCATGCTGTGGGAGTGTTAATATCATTAGGTTCAATTAAAGCAACTTCATAATATCCAGTTGATGCAGTAAATGCTGCATTACCAGCATCAGAAAGATACACATATGTTCCTGCAGGAATTGCAGAAGTAGGATCTTGTGTGTATGTAATTTTATTAGCAGCTGTCGTTCCTGATGTATTCAATGATTGTTGAGCACCAGTCTGAACTGAAACTACGTAATTAAATTGTTCACCTTCTACAAAAGAACCACTGACTAATTTAACATCAATATTACCAGCAACATATGCACTCGCACCTGTAGTTTGAGCAAATTGCACAGCAATAATATCTGCTCTAGCACCAGTGTTAACACCAACAACTTGTAAACCAGTAGTTAGATTTGCTAAACCAGTGTTGTCTTGGAAACCAACACGGAACTGTTGAGGTCCGAATATTTGATGACCTATTGGCCAAGATGTTCCAGAATCTCCATTTGCTTCTTTATCAATTATGACTCTTTGCTTATCGTCAAAGACCATAGCAAAGTCCCAAGTAGCAACTGCGTCACCATTAGAGTCAATCTTATCTCTATAGGTAACACCGATTACATAGTTCTTATCACCAAACTTAAAGATATGTTTCTGTGGGTTAGCAGGACGAATGATAACAAGACGTAAGTTATCTCCAACAACTGATGCATCAGGAGGTAGTGAGATTGGGTTATCTTCTACATAGTCTCCACCAGATACAATAATAGTTTCTTTAACGCCAGGTGTTGACCATGCTAATTGTGCTGCTTTTTTAATACTTCTAACTGGGTTTACAGCAGAACGACCATCGTTAAGATCAGAACCAATTTGCTGTGAAACGTAGATACGACCACCAACGTCATTCGTTGCTAGGTTGAGGACGTATTCTGTAGTTGCAATCTTGTCGGATCTATCACCTAGTAAAGGTGTAATAGATTTTGGAAACTCACCAGCAGGTCCTGTTGCACTATATCCATATGCATTTGTATCTACAACACGGAAACCAATATGTTTGAAATTAACTTCACCATTTAATGCTTCGCCATCTGTATGAACAGGTGCATCAGATCCTGTTTGTCCTGAGTTTAATGCTTGGTATACGTTTGCTCCAAAATATCTGTAAGCATTTGTCTGTAGAATAATATTTGGAGACCAAAGAGTACCAGAGTTATTAACAAATGTTTTTAAAGATGGTGCTCTAAATGCTGCGTTAGGAGTAACAAAGTTATCAATATCAAGGTTAAGGATTCTCGCAGTGTCAGAGATGATAGAAGTTGAGGTTCTAATCGCACCGTTAATATCAAGTTCAAAGTCTACAGTATCGAGAACTGCTGTTGCAGCAGCACCAACACCACCACCGCCTGATAAAGTAACTAATGGAGCAGTAGTATATCCGTTGCCTGGTTCGTTAACAGCAACAGAAACAACTTGTCCGTTAAAAATAAAAGCAGAACCTTGTGCTTGAACACCTCCACCTGGTGGTGCAGCAATAGTTACAGTTGGTGGTGATATGTATCCAGAACCACCAGAATCTATTTGAACGTCATTAACTCTTTGACCCGTTCTGTTTATACCAACACGGGGCAATCCTGTACTAGAATCTAACTGTGTTCTAAGAATTTCTTTCTCATCAGAACCAGTTCCACTTCTAATTGTAAGTTCATTGTCGCCGATAAGTTTCGGGTTGACGCCCCTAAACTTTTCTTTATCGGAATTAATATGAATTGCCATGTCGCAGTTTAACTCCCAGAACCTGTATTATCCTCAGTTATATTTAGCATCATCAAACCCAAGCTAGACTAGTAACTCTGGTAGATGCTGCCCATTTAATTGTGGACGTAGTACCAGCTCTAACTGTTGAGTATGAAAATCTGTTTGAAGCACCTACGGGAACGATAGACCAAGTTTGACCTGAGGGAATGTCATCTTTAATCACAGTCTCCATTGTAGACATAACAGAAACGTTGCCACTACCATCGCAATAGACTGCAGACTCTAGTTTGTTAGTGAAAACAACTCCAGTGTCATTAACTGCGATAATATGACCAGTCACAAAATTCATAGTATTATTAGCGATAGGAATTTGTGTACCTACACCATCCAATGCCAGAGATGCAGTATTAACACCTCTCAAAATATATGTTGTTGTATTGCTATCTGCGTATTGTGAATTTTTAATTTCAAGTGTGTTGAAATCTTTACCATTCCTAAGTTCATCAATAACTGAGGTTCTAGCAATAGAAAAACCACCAGTTGAATCAAACTTGTCTATAGTAGTTGCCATTTTTATTTCTTAGTGATTGTTGATGAGAAGGTAATCTTCACTGAGTTAGTAGCAGGAACATTTGCTCCTAACAATATATTTAACCTTGCTTCATTACCAGCGGTAAATTCAAACGAAGGAATAATGAGTTGATAATCTGTTCTCAAGTTTCCATACTCGGTATGGAATATATCTGTGCCATCATCTGTGACACCAAATTCAATAAACTCTTTTTCACCATCTTGTAAGTTTTCTGCAACAACAACTACCTTCGCACCTTTAGCAGCTGCAACAGAATATATGTTAGATCCACCGTTGTTTGATGATCCTTTAGTTAATGTTATAACCTCTGATAAGATTTTAACATCAGCAAGTTCAAACTCTTTCAGATCTCCATCAAAAACTTTAACACCATTATAACTACCAGTTCCGAAACCAGTATTTAAATACACATCACCTTGATCATCCAATCTTAAAATAGGATCTACATAAACACCTGTAGAAACACCAAGATCAAAATACTGTTTTGAAGTATGTAGGAATGTACTTAGTGCATTTGTATTATCAAATGTAGTATCTGCATTATTAAATGTCATCAAGTTTGCAGTAATTTCAAACTGTTGACTTGTCTGAGATCTAATTGTATCTACTGAGAAGAAGTCAAGTGCAGTTGTTGTTAACTGCATTGTATTACTTCCATCATTGTAGAAATACAAGATGTTTTCATTTGATCCAGCAGATAATTCTGGAATTATATAAGTGTTTTGATCAACGTCTTTTACTCCACCAAGTGAACCCCAGTTAGTTCCATCATAACCTTCGTAAGTTAGAGTTGTAGTATTGTATCTGATAGATCCTTGCTCAGCTGTTCCTCTCTGAGCAGTAGATCCATTTGGAATTACAAGGGATGTTTCAGCATCAATAATAACTCTCTTACCAGAGTTAGGTCTAAGTAATAAATCACTAACGTCTGTATTAATTACATTGTCAAATAATCTTAAGTCACCATTAATACTTAATGGAAGATCTCCTAGAGGTCCTATTCTTAATTCCTCAATATCTTCAAATGTTAGAGGAGCAACCGCTAATTGTGAATATGTAAGTTCTGCAGAACCATTTTGTAATGCACCAGATGTGTGAACTGGTTCATTACCACTTGTAGCGGTAGTACCAGCACCTGTTACTTCATATAAGTTATTTTTGTACTTAACATATTCACCTAACGTTACAGGAGTATTTGCATTCCAATTTGTATATGCAGGAGCAGATACGCTTACAGAACGTACCTTCTTCATATTTACAAACTCAAGATGATTTGGTGTGACTCTAATTGTATTAATATTATCGTTAATAAACCATAGAGTATTATCATTGGCACCAACAGTTTCTTCTGCTAATATTGTAGTATTTCCATCTAAGTCTCTTACACCTCCCAAAGATGACCATGATAAAGAGTTAGTACTATATCCTTCATACTGATTTGTATCTGTGTTATATCTGATACAACCATCTTTTACAATACCAGCAGTAGGTCTTTCTGCTGTGTTACCAACAGGAATAGCAAGAGCAGTATTAGTTAAGACGTCAGCAATTCTTCCTGTGTCAGGAGCAACTATAACGTCATATCCACCCAAAGATGATAGACTATTATTAGAACTTAATAATTTAAGATAATCACCAACACTTACAGAAGCACCTTTTAACTCTCCAGATCCTGTAATATTACCACTCGTCGCTGCAATTTGAATTGTAGACCCTACATTAACACCAGCAGCATCTATAGCAACACTATTTGTTAATGGATCTGTAACCGCAAGAGATAGGTTTTCATTTGTAACCGCAGTAATAGAACTCGTTACAGTGGCAGCAAGAGTTGCAGTTGCACTAACAGTCGCATTTGCAATCGCAGCAGCAACTATATCTGCGTCTGGTGTTACTAATTTTTGTACACTAAATTCACCATCATCTACTTTACCTTTTACAACTTCTTCTACAACAACATCAGTAACTGTTATCTCTAGACCACTACCAAATGTCTTAGGGTTGTTTGTGTTGACAGTAATTAATGCTTCATCATTATCATCACCACCCTCGTTAACATGGTCTACATTTTCTGTAGCACAGAAATAGTAAAGATTAGGTGTATCATCAGCAATCTTAATTGTATGATTTGTTCCGTCTACAGTTACACCATTTGTGTATGTTGCACCAAAGAAATTAAATACAACTGCTCCAGCAGTAGTTGGGTTTGCACTTAACGTAAGTGTGGTTCCGTTGACGACTGATAGTACAGTTGTACCATCAGGAATAATACCATCTCCAGATACTTTCTCAACAGTAAATCCTGCTTGAATACCAGTTGTCGAAGCGACTGTAATAGTTGGTGTATTAGCACTTAATGTTGTACTTAAATTTTCAACTCTACTAGGTGCCCATCTACCATCAGGGAATTGAGATAAAGCAAATACATGACTACCATTTGTGTTATCACTTAAATCAAACGTATAACTGTTACCAGCATACACTGTCCAAGAAGGAGTCATTACTGCTCCGTTACCATCATTAAGATCTAAAAAGTAACGATATTCAGTAACAGCAGTGTTAATATCATATGCTACTGTTGGTGCAGCATCTCTTACAAGAGTAAACCCATCTTGGAAACCAAATGTATCACAAATAATATAGGAAATATTATTATTAGCATTGGTCTTAACTTTCTGAATTTTAACTGGAGTACCAGCAGAAGTAATTGCTGAAATTGATAACGTAATGTTGTCAGCAGGAGTTGATCCACCAACAGATGCACCTGGTAGTGTAACTGTATCACCCACCGCATAGAAGTAACCTTCAGATCCTGTGGTAACAGTTGCAGATAATACATCACCCACCGCATCTCTAGTAACATCAAACGTTGCACTACTACCATTTCCAGATGTTTGACTAGGTGCCACTCCAGTATAGTTTTGATTTGCAGCACCACCTACAGTTGTTGAAGTTGTAATATTACTTGCAAGTATTCCACCACCAGCATCTCTAACCAAATCTCCTACACTAACTGTATTAGCTGGAAGAGAGGTGCTTGTAAATACAATCTTATCAACCTGTAAATTAGTGACAGCATATACTTCTGGTTGTACAAGATCAAATGAACTTACATTTAAGACATCTCCTATTGTATAACCATTACCACCATCTACTATGGTTACTTCACTAGCAAAACCTAGAGTTCCAACAGTATACTCAAATCCACTACCACCACCATACTCAGGTTCAAAATTAACAACCAGTGCACCAGCTATGGTTGGTAGAATTGATAACTCTACAGTTGTAGCATCTACAATTTGTGTAACTGTAGATCCAGCAATAATTTCACCATTACCACTTACTTTTACTACAACCATTCCAGCAACGATATTAGAACTATCTGCAACTGTTAGGTAAGTTTGATTTTGGTTAACAACTTTTATATCTGCCTGACCTGGTTGTGTAGGTCCTGCAGACATCGTAAACTGTGTTGCACTGTCAACACTAGCGACAGTAACATTAGCAGGAATTTGTGCTGTGTTATTAATATTCTGAATTAGTTCAACACTATCTCCAACTTCAACACCTGTTGTACTAGCAACAGTAACTTGTGGACTTCCTGCCTCAATAGTATCAACACTAATTGCAAGGTCATTACCACCAGAACCTGGTTGAACACCAGCAGCACCACCAAGTTGATTACCTGGTATATACAGTGTATCGCCTGGTAAGTATCCCTGACCCGCTGCAACAATGGTTACAGCATTATATGAATTATTTCCTCCTGCAAATATAACCTCGACATTAACACGCAATCCAGAACCAGCAGAAGTTAAGTTTTGAACTAAAATATTATTATAATTATTAGCACCACCCGCTGCAATACCACTATATTGTATTGCTGTTACACCAGCGTTAGAGTTAAATGTAACACCTAAAAACGAAAGTTCTCCTCTAGCATATGTTGTAACATTATTGACTGCAGTAGCAAGAGTTAATAGATCACCAGTTGTATAACCACTACCAAAATCAGATATCTGATCTAATGCAGCAATCGCACCAAAGTTACCACCAAGAGTAATCTGTAAACCAGAACCTAATGTTGCAGCATCTGCACCGTTTACATCATATAAATCTGCAGCAGCAATACTAATTACATCACCTACTGCATAACTTCCATCGCCAGGTGCGTTAACAATAAATTCAGATACTGTACCACCAATAGTATCAACAACTAATTGGAATCCATTCTGTTGTGAATTTGGATCAGTAAGAGTTAATGAACCACCTTGAAGTGGGTGAACACTACATCCATAATATACAATTAAATTATTTGGGTTAGATGGGACTGCAAATGTTATTACTTTTGTTGCTGCAGCAAAGTAACCAGCAAGAAATTGTGCACCAGTTACAGTAGATCCATCTAATTCATATGTAACACCATCTGCAGCATCAAGAATAGTGTTAGCATCATCTTGTGTAGTAGATATGAAAATTGGGTGTTGATTGTTTGTACTATCACTACAATCAAAGACATATGTTTTTCCTTTTAGTAGGTTAAAATCTCCACCTAAAAATCCATCAATGAAATATTTGTTACCTAAAGAAGATTTAACTATAAATGTTTGAGTTCCTGCAAGAGGAATAGATCCTGTTAATACATCACCTACAGTATAGTTTGATGTAACAGATACAAATTCACTACTGGTAACTCCACCAAAAGGTTGTACACCACCATTCTGTACGTTGAGGTTAACCAACATACCAGTTCCATTACCACCTGTTAATGGAATACTTTTGAATATACCACTAGGATAGTTTGAACCAGATGTAACAGTAGCAGCAAAAGAAGATACAACCACATCAGCAGTCATCTGTGTACCACTACCACCTGTTACATTGAGGTTTGTATATGATCCAGGATAGTAGTTAATACCACCGTTTGTAATTGCACCAGATATCTGATCAACAGTGAAATCAATAGTAGCACCAGTACCACTACCATTACTAACAACAGGAATGTTTAAGTAAACGCCAGGTGTATATGCACTACCTGCTTGAGTTATACTTCCACCAAATCCATCTATAGTTGCACCTATAGTTGCACCATCACCAGTACCACCTATGACAGGAATTTCAGAGTAAGTTCCTCCATCATAGTTAGAACCAGTATTAGTAATTGAAATACCTAATGTATCAAGACTGTTTTTCTCAATTATAAAGTCTCTATAATATTTGACACTTGTCGCAGCAAGATCTGATAATTTCTTTCCTGCACTAGCAAAACCTAGTACACCTGTACCATTACGGTATATTCCAAGCGAGACATCATTTACAAATGCTAAACTAGGAGCAGATACTAAACCATCTCCTAGTTTTAAATTACCTGTTGAAAGGTCTGAACCTCCAGCGGTAACTGTAAATATTTGGGTACTTATATCATTTATTTTGACCCTTTGCTGTTCAAAGGTATCAGTACGTGCTACATTAACTGCTGGCATTTTGGATTAACTCTCTTAATAAGGACTTAAGTTCAGAGACTTCATTCTTCAACTTATTTATGTCGTCCAGTGCGGAACCTAGTTGTTTTGATTTGCGTCTAGACTCTATGGCAGAATCATCAAGATTAATGATTGCACCAGTCTTTTGGTCTCTCACTAGACCATCATGTCCAGACACTTTGACAAATTTCATATGCGGAAATTAGAACGCAGCGACTGCTCTTATATCTTGAACCTTGGGAACAAATGCAGGATCTGATCCAGACATCACAATTTTAATAGCAAATGATGAATATTCTGGAAGATCTGAAACACTATATTTTAAATCTTGATAAGAAGATTGTTTCTCTACAATACCTGATATTGTATTTTCACTTGTTGCGATTTCAAATGAATCTGGTTCACCTGATGTGTTAAAGTATATCCAATCAATATCTTCAAAATTCTCTTGACTAGATGCTTTCTTATATTTAAAGAACACTGTAAGGTCACCAATGTCTTTGACATTTGCTAGTAAGTGTACATCAATCGCAGTTGCTGGATTTGTAATAGTAACTTCTTTAGTTACATACTTAGCAATAGAAGAACCATTCTTAGATGTATCTTCAGCAACAAAGTCTAAACCATTAGTGTACATTACCTTTCCAACCTCAAGATATGCATTCTCTTCGTCTGGTTGATTTGGATACTTAACAAAATCACCAACACGGAATATATCAGCAAGTTGATCACCAGTAACTGCATTTCTATTGAAGAGAACATTATCAATTATTCTACCAGTAAAGTCATCGTTTATTGGTTGTACATCATTTCTCAAAGTTAACTGTTGAGTTTGACTATTCCATATAGTTGCTTTACCAGTAATCACGTTGTCATAAGTCTCATTTAATATGTTTGGATTACGTGCCACGACAGTAGCAGCATCATCAATAGAAGCAAATACCTGTGATGGATTTGAATCTACTGTAACTGCACTAAGACCCAATTGATTTCCTAGTGTTACTGTCTCTCCTTTTTGGAAGAACTGACTTGTCTTAACTCTAACATATACAACCTGACCATTGACTCTAGCAATAGTACCAGTTGTTTTTGTAGTTACACCCTTAATTGTTTGATCTGCTTGTAATTGTGTACCACCATTTCCTGCAAGATTAAATTGATATACAGGATAGAATTCAATAACTTGATCTCTTCTACCAAATCTATCTTCTTGTCCAGTAGCATTTTCAATTCTGTTTGATACTGTTTTCACAGTAGCACTTGACAAGTCTATTATTGGACTTAAATGAGACACACTAGACGATATAGACATTTTATAAGTAAGTGACTCAGATACATTGTTCAAAGTTTCATTGATACTGGATGCAATGAATTTTTGATTAGTAAAGTAATGTGGTTCATTTAAAAATGTTTTCTCATAACTTGCTTGTGCGTATGATGTATAATTTACAGATCCAGAATCTACAGGAACTACATTAGTTGTCTTAACTTCTGTGTTTAAAGTTGTGCCTGTAAATGACAAGTATGATACTTGTGGATATAATGTTTCAAACTTTCTATTGAAAGTAGCATATACCATATCTCCACCACCAATAGCATTACCAGCAGCTTGAGAACTCGACTGTATATTATATGTGTCAACACCAGAATTACTTACTTGGAATAATGTGCTGTTTAAAATAGATGCAGTAACACCACCAATTTCTTTAGCAGATCTGTAGAACACATAAGAATTTCCAGTGGTCTCAAATCCATGATCTCTATGATTTACTTTAACAATAGAGTTGTTATTTTTGAATAACTTAGAAGTTGAGTTAGTGTTAGCACTAGCATTTGTTTCAAATGGATTTGTTTCTAGAAGTTCATAACCAAGATTTTCATTCTTAACTAAAAGTTCTGCTGGTCTAGATGTATTGAACTCTGCACGATACATTGTAAACTTAAGATCTTCAAATATATCCTCTGTCCAACTCTCGGTGTTTTGAGAACGGTAAACCGAACCTAAACCTGGTTGAGTTGTGATGACCGTACTTGTTGCTATGTCGGTTTCTCCCAACTTAGATGACCATAACTCATAGTCAATAGAATCTGTCTCAATTACAAGAGCATATTCTGTATCATTTTGTAGATACACTGGATAATCAAATCCAAAATGTGTAGGAGTTGTTGATTGTGTAACACCATCCGTATCAACCGCTACACCCATTCTAACTGCTGGTGTATCTATTTCTATAGATGTCACGATTTCACATCCTCCAGCACCATTTCCGACGCCTTTGACAACAACTGATGGTGCTTCTGTATATCCAAATCCAGATAGTGATACCTCAGCATTGTAAATCTTACCACCAGAAACTTCTATGCTTGCTGTAGCAGTAGATCCGCCAGGTAATTGTGGACTCTCTATTGTTAGAATTGCACTGTCGTAATTAAGACCAGGATTTGTAACTCTGATACCTGATAACTTACCACTATTTTTTGCAATAGCAAGAACAAAATCTGTACCACCTGTATCATTAGCAAGAGTTACAGATGGAATAATTAGATCTTCATTTGGTAGGAATGATTTACCATTATGATTGCTAAGAACAACAGTATAAACTTGTTCGTTAGTAAGACTATATCTACCAGATGCAGTTGCAACTAATTCTACATTATTCTTATCAAACACTTTAAGTATAGGACCTGACGCAGTAGAAGATGCACCAGTAACATTTTCACCCTTGAGTATTGACATGTTACCACTAGCAAAACACTTAAGGAATGTGTTGGGTGTTAATGTTTTTTCACTGCCAGGTACAATATTTTTTGCTGGTTTTTCAGCATCCACATTTGTGATATATGTTTTAATAGGAATTGTTGTACTCTTCTTACTGAAATACAAATCAATACCAGTTACAAAACAACCACCATCTAGATTTTCTACTTTAAATGTTTGTGCAAGAGGATTAGGTCTTACAGGATTGTCAGTATTACTTTCGATTAACTGTACACCCTCATTAGATTTAAAGACAGATGGTTTTGTAGACACAATACTTGAAGGATTCTCTGGAAGAATACCTGTAGCATAATACTTAACTTCTGTGTAACTATCAACATCTGTTTTTGCTGCATTAGTAGCACTAGATGTAAATCTAAATGTTAGAGTTCCTACAGTGAAGTTTAAAGATTCTGCTGATGCATCATATCCAACAGTATCAATGTCTCCACCCCATATAGCATTTTCATTAGGAGGTGTTCCTGCTGGTAGTATAATCAAACCACTAGCATTACCATACTCATCTGTAGTAATAGATCCATTAAATGCTGATAGAGAGTTTCCTGCAATACCAGTATATCTAAGATCAGGATTTACCCAACGACTAATATCTCTACCTTCTAAGAAAACATATAATCTTGTATTAGGTTTCATCCTACCAACTTTAAATTTGATAGGTACACTTCTTGCAAAGAATGATAATGATGTAGAAACAATACTATCACCTACAGATTTAGTCTGTAGACCTTTACCTACTTCATTATTTTGTGGACTGATGTTAGAAGAACTTCCAACAGATGCAGTTTGAACTGATGTATTAGCAACTTGTGTATTGACATTGCCTAATGAATTAATAGCAGTAAATGATGATGTAGCACCTACCCAGTTAATAACAAATGAATTATGTAAACTAGAGAAACTTTCTTTTACACTTTCTTTTGCCAAGAATATATTGAATAGATCTGTATTTGTATCTACAACAACTGGTTCTATACTTGAATCATACCACTGATCTATTGATGGAGATACATCACTATCACCAACATACTGAAGTACAACAAATGGGTTTGGATTTACTGTAGATGATGCAAAACTATTTCCTAATAAAGACAATGGAGAATATGGTAGTGTAACCATATGTCCTGTCTTCTTATATCCAGAAACTGCTCTTTGATCTTCTCTTGTATTAACTTCTACTAATCCTACAGAATCTTCTTTAGATTGTGGACGTAGTACAGATTGTTGAGCATCAACAGCACAACGATAATCTAATGATTTAAGATTACCAACTTTATGTGCTTCAAAATTATCAACAACAAAACCAGACTTAAATCTGTCAAGACCTATCTCATCCTTAACTTGCATGTTAAGTGCTTGCTGTTCTAGTATGCTAAGTGTTGTGTAGTATTCTAATCTTTCAATACGTTTCTCTAATTTACCAATGTCACGCATTGTGTAACGTTTATTATCAACTGGAGTTATTCTTACATCTTTACTTGTCTTGGTAAATGCAGGAATATATGCATAGAACAATGGTACTGCATCTTCTATTGGATCTGGTTTAGTTGGGTTAAGAGATGAGTTACCCTCATTAACTACAAAATTACCTTTCTTATCTAAGAAGATACCATCAATACGATCTAAGTATTGAACTTGACTGAATGAGAATGTATATTCTAAATTCTTATCAGGAGCAGGACTACTTGCAACAATAGCACCAGCACCAGAGAATGATCCTTCTGTTCTTTCTAGTGTTGATGTATCAAGGAAACCTGGTATAATAGCAGTGCTATCAACCTTTGGTCTAAAGTCAATTACGTTCTTGAGTTCTGTAATACCAAGAACAGATGAGTCGAATGTTGGAATCTCATCTTCTGAAACTCCTGCCTCATGTAAGTAACTATCAATAGTACAGAAATCTCCTTGTGAATGCTCGAAGTAATCGAAAGAAATAACAAGTTGACCAGTTGTTTCTTCAAAACCTGGTTTTAAAACAATACGGGATACATCATAGATTGTATCTCTTTGTCCATCATCAAATGTATATCTTGATGTTACATCAGTACCAGAAATTATATTACCAGCAGTATCAATCTCAGGAGGTTGTGATGATGTTCCTTCATAAACGTAGTTTAATTTAAAAGCATCTGCATAAGATAAAATTTCTACAACTTCTGTATCATAGTCTGTACCTCTTAATGGCACAACACGATCACCAGCAGATGTAACTGTGATTCTCTTATTTTTTACTACAGTCTTAAGTCTTGGTTTTGCATTAGATACTTCTAGTGTTGCGGTTAACTTAAGTTTAGGGAAAGTACCATTAGATGGTATATTTCCAAAATATGCTGATGATAACTGTAAACTAATACTACCTGATGTTAGTCCACTAGCAGTATCAGTAGCAGATGAAATATCTACAACATCTGTTGGAACATAAATGATATCACCTTTTATTATGTCAGGTGCATCGCCAGGATCTAATACAGTAATGATATAATTCTCTTCACTGTATGCAGCAAATCTTTGTGTACCAAATGGTAACTGTGCAGCGAATGTAATTGTACCACCACCTGTAGTTGCAGTAGTTACAAAATCTCTACGGAAGTAATATTTAATTTTAGTATCATCTCCACCAGAAGATATTTGAGATACTTGCTTACTACCAGTAGAAAATAGTAATGTGCCCTTTGCAGCATTGTCTACCTTTGGACGTAATCTTACAATACTAGCATTAGTAACTGCACCAGGCAAAGCTGTGTCTAAGTAAATTCTAGATTTGTATGCTCCTTCTTGTTCTGTTGCATACTGAACAATAGATCTAACAAGATTATTATCATCATCTGAGAATTGTACAAGGTCACCTTGCTGTACAGCAGTTGATGCATCAGCACTGAAACTTGTTGATTCAATAAATGTAGATCCTTGTGAACCAAAAAATGTATAGTCAGTTACAGTCTTAATCTCAGAATACTTTTGACTATCTACGACAACATCAGCAGAGAAATCATTTGCATTTCCAGAACCATAAGCACAACCAATAGACTTAACATTTTGTGGTGTATATGTAGTGACTGTGTTTCTATACAAGATAGGAACAATACTTGCAGCAGCATTAGGAGCAGATGAACCCTCTGGATTTTTTACAGTGATAGCAGGAGGTTGAGCATACTCAATACCTACAGCAGATCTATTAGCAACAGATGCTTTATAAAGTTTACCATCTGTAGTTCTTGAAAGATCTATCTTAGAACTATCAAACTCTAGACCATTAATTAATAGAGTAGCACCATCAGCATATCCTAGTCCTCTATTTTGAATTATGAAATGTGATATTGTATTTTCTTTTGCAATTCTTACAGTTACACCACCCTCATCTCTAATTGTTTCGCCAGGTAAGAATCTACCAGATAGAGTCTTCACATATAGTAGTACACCTGTACTATAAACACCAGATGCAGTTCCTTCTACAACACCATAAGCACCACTTGTAATACCAAATACATATTTACCTTCATCAAATGCATTAGTTCCTGTAGGAACAGATTCTAAAACTATCTTAGTAAAGAACTGTGGATCAAAGTAAGAGAATCCAAATGTTGTATTGTATGCATTAGTTCCTGCAGCAAGACGACCTCTAGAAAGAATGATATCTGAGTCTGAGTTAAAACCAGAACCTCTTTGCTTCAAGAAGAAGTTGTTAGGTTTTACTTTACCTATTACAGGAGTGATAGTAGGAGAATAATCTACCACAAATCCAAACTCATCCCCTGAGTTTGTCTGTGCATTTGCTTCTGTTAAGAAAACCTTTCTCTTAAATTCAGTATCAGATAAATCATACTCTAACAATAACTGTTCTAATTCATTTTTAGGACCGAATACTGTGATTTCTAAAAATTGAACAGATGTTGATGGATTGATAAGTGGTTTATTAGTAGTGGCAAAAGATAATGTTTTGAAAGAACCAATTGCTGTTGGTGTGCCAAGATCACTTCTAGTTTTGATGTAGAACAATTCACCAAACTGACTTTGGAAAGTTGCATCTGTTACAGCACCTATAAGAGTTGTAGTGTTTGTTATTTGAAGTGTTATGGTCTTTATACCATCATCGGGAGTAAAGTTAAGACCTCTTCTACTAATTGTTTGTCTATGATCTGTAGATAATTCTGTATTGTTTAATCCAACAGAACCATCATTAAATGTATTGTATAAAAATACGTCAGGATATGCAGTAAGATCAGATCCCTCTTTGTTTAAAGGAACACTACCAAATACATTGGTAACACTAAATGATGGAAGACCCTGAGATTTTAAATTTACATTGTCAGTAGAAAGACTCTCTCTTGCTTTATCAATCTCAAGATACTTAGTCTCTTTATTGACAATCTCATAACCTTTAATATATGCTTTACCAGGACCTATACTTGCAACCATCTTTCTAGAAGACTCAGTTGCATTATATCCATTGTATAAACCAAATTCATCTACAGCATACAAACCTCTGTTACCATCTTTCTGTGCCCATTCTCTAATGTCTACAGAAAAATTATCTACAACATAATCACCTGACTCATCAAATGTCCTACGAGCAAGTGTTTGTTCTAATACACTAAAGTCTGTAGACTCAACCTTTCTTTGGATTACTCCTCTTGATACTGTAAGAAGTTGTATAAAGTTCTTATCAGTAATTGCATTAAGAGCAAACTCTTTTAATATGAGAGATATTTTTAATCTATGTCCACCAGGTGCAGTATAGTTAGATGATCCTATTGCATTATCATATAATGATGGATCTTCTTCTGGAGTAACAATCTCTTCTTTAATTGTAAAACCAACTTTTGCAGATGGTTTATTATAATACTCATCAATAACTAATAGTTCTGATTCACAACGAACAAAATAACCATTGACAAAGTAAATACCTTCTTCTACCTTAACAGCAGAACCAAATCCCATAGCAGGACTTTCTAATGAAGTTACCTCATTTGTATCAGGATTAGTTACTTGAATACTGGTTGGTAGAACACTACCATCTGTACCTACAACGAGTAAAGGTGTATTAACACCATCAACAACTTCTAGAGTCTCACCTTGTCTAAATGTAGTCTCAGTGTTAGACGAACCACTATTGACGTAATTTACAAACAAAGTATCTGCTGTGCTTTCTGTTGCCAGTTTCGTAGAAACTATTCTTCCCTTGACACCAGAAGTTAACCCAAGTAGTTCTTCTCCAACTAATTGGGATATATCATATTTTTTATAAACAATATTATTATTACCATCGTTTACTGCAACTTCTGAAACAGATGATAATTTTACGTAATCTAATTTTGTGTTAAGTCCTACTTCACCAGGAATAACAAGTTCGCCTTGCTTGAAGGCATATTTACCGAAGCTCTCTACTTGGTTTTGAAGAATTGATTGAACCTGTGTTAGTTCTCTACCTTGGATAGAATAGCCAGGTCTGAAAAGAATCTTATAAAAATTCTTTTTCGCATCAAAATCTTCGTAATATGGGCTTACGTTTAGGTTCGTCTTCTGAGGCATCTTACTCCGCCAATAATACTAGTATTCTCGTCATATTATTTAGCGAAGTTTTATAATGCTTAGAATTCAATTACTAACTTGATATCTTCGATCTGGTCAGGTGCACGAGTGATTAGTCTTCTGTTCTCAACATAAATTACCTCACCTGAGTTATTTTCGATCTCAGGAGCAGCAAGTCCAGATGAGAATGTAACGCCTAATAATGTAGAACCATATGCAGTATCTACGTTACCAGATGCAGTAGAAAGTTCTCCAGTGATTGCGTTAGAACCATTAGACTCAAATCCTCTTACTACACCAGAGTCTGTGTGTGCATCGTTTGTTTGGATGTACTTAAGAACTCCAGCAGTTGTAGAACCACTGTCTAATGTCCATGATACAACTGTACCATATGCTGTACCACCAGTTACAGTCTGTGTAATCTTCTCGTCAACAGAGAAGTCTGCAGAAGCACCAGTAATCTTAACTGCTTTTAATCCAGATAATGTATCAGAAGTAGAGAATGTTGTAGTACCCCAGTTAAATGGGTCTTGAATAATTCCAATTCTACGGAAGTCGTTATCTACAGGGAAGTCTCCAGAACCCTCTGAATATGTAAGACGAATGTTAGTCATAACACGCTTACCATTAAGTTCTACTTCTTGATCAGAACCATGTCCACCTTGTGGAGGTAGAACAACTTCGATAGCACCAACAGCAGAAGCACCAGTTGTTACAGCAGATGATAAACCAGCGTTAGAGAATAAGTTACCATTTCCTAATAGTACGTTACCATAAGTGTAACCTGATCCACGTGCTTCAATTTCAGCAGATGTGATTGTACCAGCACCGTTTGTTACAAACTTAACCTTACCACCTGTTCCATCACCAACAATAGCAGTGTATAGAGTCTGTGAAGCAGGAAGACCTGATCCAGCATTCTCAATAAGTGCTACATCAATAGCACCAGAAACTGCAATACCAGCAACTGCGGTTCTACTTACGTTAGCAGGAAGAACGATTGGCATAAAGTCTGATGATAAGAACTTAAGAACATCATCAGTAGGAATAGTGTACATATACTTCCAGATGTATCCTGCACCAGTTGTCTCTGTATAAAGACCAGTTGCAGAATCATAGTTACCACCAGCAGTATATGGTTCTTCGGTTGCGTTCTGTCCTGTAGTGTTGCTAGGGTTCTCTCCGTTATAGAGACACTTAAATACTTCGTAGTATGTGTTCATTACATAGAACTTAGCATCTGAGATGCTTGTAGCACCAGTCGCTGCTTGTTTACCAACTTGACCACCGCCACCTGGTGTAGCAGAGTAGTCTGGTTTGAACATGTCATACTTAGGGTTAGCAACTAGATCCCAGTTGTAACGGCGGATAACTGTTCTTGCAAAAGAATCAGTAATACGTTTGGCAGCAATTAATTCGTCGTATAGAGTAATCTTTTCTCTCTGATTATCTAGAGGAAGTGGTGGAACATCTTCAGTAGCGTAACGATATACACCAGAGACTGCTGTAGCACCTGTGTCAGAACCGCCAGCACCACCTGTTCTACCTTTTAATGCAGATCCAAGAGGAGGAGCAGAGTTAACACCAGAACTTCCAAAAACGTCGGTTAATAATAAAGCGGTGTCATATACTGCTGCAACTGTGGCACGAAAAGCAGTCGATCCATATGTACCCACATAAACTTCATTTCCGACTACGAAAGCCGTTGAGTTCTTGGTATGTATTTCTAAATATGCCTTCCATGGTTGTGGTCTTCCCACAAAGAAATACATTCTTGATCTTTCCGAACTCGTATCGTTGGGTCCTTCGGTTAAAGATTCTAAAAATTGTTTAGCGTTAAAAATTCTAAACTTATCAGAGATAATAGCAGCCATTGTTTTTCCTGTTCCGACGTTATTGTATTAAGTGCCTGAGTTATTTATACGTTTATTTATACGATTGATATAGGTACTATCTCAGATCCAGACGCAATCTGATTATCACCATTATGTCTAGTACAACCAGTGAAGGTATTAGCAGTCTTACCAGTATACTTAATTATACCTGTATATGTACCATTGTTATGTAAAATATACCCTGTTGTTGGGAAGTAAGTTGTATCTTGTACAACAATATTTCCACCAATAGTTCCTACTGTAGAACTAATAGCGACAGGATTTTGTATTGATGGTAATGCAAGATTGAACTTATCTCCTGCCTTTGTGAAGGAGGAGTTTGCTCTATCTACAAAATCACCAAGAGTCAATGATGGATAGTATGTTGATATATCAGCGATTGTTAGGTTAGATACGTCAGCAGTTCCATCATCAAATGCTATGTACTGCCAGTTTCCTATATTAGAACCTACAGTAGTCTTTATATATGAACCGATATATTCGTTAGTTCCAAATAGTTCGTTTCTTACTTCAATGATTGTTCCATCACGTTGAGTAACAGTATAGTTACCAAGAGCATTTTCAATCAAATCAACTTGGTTCTGATTTCTCTGTTGTATAGGATCATTAATGAACGCTGTCTCTTCATATCCATCAACTGCACCGCCAGGTGGAGGTACAATAAGAACTTCAGTTGATTCCTTAGTAATGTCTAAGTCATCAGGAGATGTTACTTGTCTGAATACTTGTCTTTCAAATCCAGAACCGACGAGTCCAATGTTAACCATTCTAACATCGCTTTCAGACTCAACTTCAACAAGACCAGCAGATATAACTGTTACATCTTCAATCTGTCTGAGGTAAGTTCCAGCAACCCAATCTTGTTCAGTTGTTCCTTGATATCCTCTAATGATTTGATAGAATCTATCATTAATCTTCTTCTCATAGTATATAACCTCATCACCAATCATCAATCTACCACTAGGAGCAAACTTAGATGTATCAGCAATGTAAGCAATAACATCACCGATGAGGAAGTCAAGATCCAATAGTGCAGCATTCTCAAAGTAGTTGACATTGCTGATTGCATTATTAGGAATCTCAATCTGCTGAGTCTGTGTGATTACTTTAGAAACAGTAGATATAGAATTGAGAGATACAATATCTTGAACCTCTGCAGAAACAACAGTTGCTTCATAAGTAGGACCTTCAAATACTTGAACTTCACTAGCAGGAGTAGGTCTGTTAGTATTAAGTTCTAGATAATCTCTTTGTGGATCTAATGCTCCACCAATAGAGAATACCTCTATCTCGTCAGGAGTAAATTCTCTTTCGAGAACAATCTCAGCATCACCCGCTACCTGTACTGATAGAGAACTAACACCTGTAATACCTGTAAGACCAGACTCATCAATCTCAGTAACAACTGATAAAGCAGTCATTCCACCAGTTTCCACAAATGGATTGATAGCAACATTGATTAGAGAAACACCAACGTCTCTTTCACTTAAGATATCAAATCTTCTAGTTGTGATAACCTTAGGTGCTTTGGTATATCCAGAACCACCATCAAGTAGATCAACACTAATTACCTGACCCTTACTTACTAATACATTTGCTTTAGCACCACCACCATTACCATCTAATGTCTCAAACTTAAGTACAGGAGGTGTATAATACTGATATGCAGTTGGTTGTGTAATTGGATCATAACTACGCTGGTTCCATGTAAGAGATATTACAGATCCATTCTGAATTTCTGCAACGACAGAAAGACCTTCTCCTCTCGTGATTCCAGTATAAGTCTCAACTGAGACTGAACCAAAGATATCATCAGATGTCTGTTCGTTAGGTCTTCCATCTTTACTTGTAGTTTCAGTAGGGAGAGTTTTAATTTTTCTAAAACCTGTCTCACCTTCTACTTTAATATTGTCTCCATTAGACAAATATACAAATGGTGCAACATATGTTTTACCAACTACTGTTCCAAACCAATCAGAGTTAGGATCTTTTAATATATTTCTACCATCACTATCTTTCTTGAGATTTAAAATCTCATTTGTTATATCTGCATCTGTTAGTATAAAACTATTATTGTAATTTCCTTTTGATGCAAATGTATAATCTAGTCCCGACTCGATATTTGAGTTTTGAGATTTTAATTCAAATACTACAGTGTTTCCAGTTCTAATTGGGTTTGAAAGTTCACCTATTACATTCTTAGTACCATTTGCTCTTGTTTGCCACACATGTATAGGATTACCTATCTTTTCACCCATCCATGTATAACTTAACAAAGTATCCATGTTTTGTTGGGAAGCAACAAATGAGAAAGTTCCTTGACTGAAATAAGTGTCAGGTGCAAAGTCATATATGTTTAATATTTGACCTACGTCTCTACCATAGATGTAACGCATGTCAATCTGCATATCTTTCTTGATAGAATCATGGAATGTGATATTAGGACCTGAAACAGTATACGCCTTTCCATTTACTTGTAGTACACCATCTAAGAATACATACAAACTATCTTCGGATTCAATGCTTTGAACAGTTCCATCTAATACATCAAGAATTAAGAAAGGTCCGTTTCTAACACCATCTACCAATTCAAAATCAATTGTCAATCTCTTGTAATTAGAAACACCAATACCTACAACTTTTTCTACAGCAGTTGGTTCACCAATACTCTTAGCACCTAAGTCTTGATCCCATATAGGAGCAGTATCAAATTTAATTACGTTAGGAATAACAGTTCTATCAATCCAGTAAGCATCTTTTAATGGATAGTTTTCTGTAAACTTAGGTCTTTGTAATACTGAATTGATTGTAAGGAATAAATCTTCATCTTCTTCTGTGTTTACTTCAGTATTATCATCCCAATATAATTCAAAGTCTGTGGTCTCACCATCAATATAATCAGGTAGACTTCTTGTTACAGACTCTTCTTTTACAACATCACTTAAATTTTCATACAGTGAATCCATTGCAGAGATGACAGTAGTGCATTCCTCTACAGGAAGTAAAGGATCACCAAGTATATTGTAATTAGAATATGTTACTGTACCAGTCCAATAACCAGACTTATTTTGATTAACTGGTGTCTTCTCTACAAGTCCACGCCCTTCTGTAATAATAGTCTCAGTAATATCATGGTATGTGTTAAGTGTACTCTCTACTTCTGCACATACAGGACTTAGAGAATCTACAAGAACATTAGGATCTGTGATTGACAACTGATTTCTCATTGCCTGTATACAATTATTTTTAACTTCATTCATTATGAAAATTGTTGACTCCACAGTTCCAGTAATTCCCTTCTGGACTTCACCTAAAGATGATGCATCGTAATACAACTCTTCACCATAAGGATAATCATTTTGTTTATAGTATGCTTGTGCATTCTCTACAATTTTAAAATTACCACCCATCTTAAGATGATAAACATACGCCTGTATCAATGGTCTCATTTGAAGAGGATAAAATGGTGCTACACCAGGACCTCCACCCCAACCTAAGTTTGGATACTGTGTTTGAGTTGCATTCAATGCTAATTGAATAATTTCTGTTTCATTCTTCTCTATCAACTCTCCTGCTTTATAGAACATACCATTGTTCAATGCACTCCAACCAAACTTAGCTTGTGTTGTACCTGAGAAAGAAAGAGGTACTGTGACAGTTGCACCAGGTGGCACAGTGAATGTGCTTCCTAATGGAACTTGTGCAGTGCTAGTGCCAATAGTAGTTGTACTACCTGTGCCAGATACAGGAGTGGTACCAGATGGAGCACCACCGCCACCACCAGAGTTTGCAAGTGCAGCATTGTTTAATGTGACCTGTGTATCACTATCAATAGATACAATCTTAGTTCCTGTTGGATATGATTTACCAGAACTTACAAACAAACCAACAGCAAGATTCTTAGTGCTGCTGACAGTCATTGTTTTCTGACCTTGAACATATGCAATGTTTACATCAACAAAGTCCCAGTTCCTAATTGCAAGTTTTGCTAATCTAGTTGCATACTCAAATATATCATTAGATTGTGTCTTATAATTCCTAATGTAAAGATAAGCACTACCCGAACTAAAGATTGATGCATAATCAATTGTCTTGATATTTCCACCAAATCTAATATCATGTTGATAAGCATCTAAGATTGCTCTGATGTTTGCCTCATAATCATCTTGTTTGGTACTCCAGTCTAATGATGGGTGAGTTGCTTTACCATATCCAATAGTCTCATCAATAATAAACTGTACATTTCTTTCAATTTGATTTGCAGAATCTATCCATGTACCACCACGTTGGAATATATTTCTTAATTTTTTAAAGTATTTTGTATTGTATTGTTCATCTTTAAATTTAAAGACCTTACCATAGAATGTAACGCCAACAAGAGGTGGTTGTGAGAATGTAATATTTCCAGAATTTATAGTATATGCAATGCCAGGTTCTTGTATAACTCCATCAAGAGTCACAATCATATTTTTTAACTTATTATCTGCTAAGTTAAATGCCACACCATCTTTCTTAGTTGTAAATGCAGTAGTTCCTTGTAATCTACCATCATTATCAAATGCTCCATCAAATACTGCACCTAATGTAAACTCAAATGCCTCTGCTTCGTTAAAATTAAACTCACTTGTTGCAGCAGTACCAAATCCTTTACGTATTCTTTGGTTCTCAACTTTCTGTACAGTCTGTGTAACAATTCTACTTGAGTTCTCAACTGTAATCTTATTCTTCTCAGGATCCCAAAGTTGTACAACGGTGAAGTGTGTTGCATCAGGTGTACGATCTTTAGGCAACTCAACTAATGAACCTTGATCTCTTGTTGCAAAATTAGCAGTTGCTTCAATATCAACTTGACCAAATAATTTGAAACCAGCAGGGTGTGTAGTTGCTTTGATAAGATCACGCCATTGCTCAATAGATGTTCCTGACTTAATAACATAAGAATAATCTTGATAGAATAAACTGTCTATTATCTTTTGATTTTGTACACCTAGTTTTCCTTTGTCTGATTGATAGAAACCTAAGTTATCATAAAAACTAGAAATCTCTTCACTAAATGTAGTTACAAATATAGATTGTACTATACCAGATACTGGCATAATTGTAGATTCTATAGAAACATCTTCACGAACTATACCAGTAGAATTTTCTACCTTAAGTAAATTAGATCCAAATCTCCAATCTACAACTGTTGCTCTGAATACTTCTACACCATTAATTTTTTGAACTACTTGTTCACCAATTCTAAAGTTGCCATTATAATTTTTCAATGCAAGAACATAGTTAGATCGGAATGTAGATGACACAGTTTCATCTAAATGGAATGCTCCACCGTTAGATGTTATTCTTACACTCTGTGGTACACCTATAGATGTACTCTCAACAAATGCTTCTACCTCACCTTCTACAATAAGAATCTCAGGTGCATATGTATAACCTCTGCCTGGTTTTTCTACAGTAATAGATGTGACTTTACCTTCTCTTACAAGAACATTGAATTTTACATCTGATCCATCAGACTTAGTTATTACAATTTTAGGATTTACATAGTTAGATCCTTCATTTGTAATGTCAACTCCTGTAATAGTTTGTGATGCTGCATCAAATGTTACAGTTGCTGCTGCTCTGTAAGACTCTGCAGGATCAACACCAGTGATAACTGGAACTTTCTTATAGTTTAATCCTAAATTTATAATTCCGACTGTATTAATCTTACCGATAGCGAACTGACCATTAGTAGTATAAGAAATGGATCCAGAACCATCCCAAAGAGGAGTACTGGTAACATCATAAACAAAACGATTTGGTGTAACATAATTGATAGTCTTAGTTCCTTGTAGAGGATCAGTTACAAGTTTAAAGTATGATCCTCCAGAGTTTACTACATTCTTATTATCAAAGTAATAGAAGTTTGTAAAATCTGTTCCAGTTTTTGTTTGATATGTATTAGTAGTAAGTCTAGAACCAAATCCAAACTTAACATCTGTAAATGCACCAGCATTACCAGGTAATATAGTTGATTCAATTTTCTCTACTGTAATTAAATTGTAATTACTACTTGGACTAATATCAAAGTAAGTCCCAGTGAGACTAGAATGAGACGTATCAAACTTATACTTGTAAAATTCTTGTAGATCTATGTTAGGGTTAGGTACAAATGTACTATTATCTTCTGAGAATTCAAATTTGTATACTACATCTTCAGCAGATCTAACAGCAACCAATCTTTGTGGTGTGCTAGTATCAAAGAAACTAGAACTCAATACAACTTTATTTGCATTAGTGTTTAATGTTGCATAATCATATACAACAACTATCTTATGTGTTATAGGATCATAGGATTGTATGTAACCTGATAGTGAACCACTAAAGATCTGGTAATTATTTGTAAAGTTATATTGAGCATTGTAAAGAGATACTTCCTGTCCATCAAAATGATCTACATCTGTAGTTCCCTCTTGTCCTCTAGTTACAGAAAGATCGTTTCCATTAATACCAGCAATCTTTAAAACTTCTTGACCTATTTGTATAAAGTCATCTGTTGCAAATCCTTGTGCGTTATCTACAGTAACTTTTGTTGCACCAACAGCAACACCTACATGACCAACATAGATTGTAAACCTTGATGTTGATTGTGATGCACCAGATCTTACTAGATCCTCATCTGCAACTCCAAGATAATCTCCTCTTGCATATCCTACACCAGCATCTTGTATCTGTATACCAGAAACTACCCCTGCAGAAGATACAGTAAAGGTAGCAGTTGCTCCAGATCCCGATCCACCAGTAAGAGCAATGCTAGTGTAAGTGCCAGCTGTGTAATCAGCACCACCATTAAGGATTTCATATCTTCCTATTCCTGTAAAATTAATATTGGTCTTTGCATTAGGAGGTATTAGAACTGCCTCTTGATATAATCTCTTTCTAATGTAGTATGTTTTTGTTTTAGTTGCATCATCAGGGTTGATGTCAATAGTTACATTGTCTCCAATTCCCAATCCATGATTGGATGTGGTTTCTATTAGTGCTACACTTTGATTTACTTCAAATGGTTCTAATCCATCACTCAATGATGTGAGTGTTACTATTCTAGTTCCAGATGTATTGAACAAATCATTAGACTGTATGAAATATGTGTTATCAGTAGTCCATGTACCTGTCAAAACCTTGATCTGGACTACGTTTTGGGCAGACGTTCCTTCTAATACTTCGGCAGTAGCAATAGGAGCATTTACACCATCAGTCAAACTTAATATTGCACCTTTAGTGTAAGAACTTCTTTGATCTAATAAAATATCAAATGTCTTAATAGCAGCAGAGAATGTACCAGTATTATTGAATGTACCAGTTACATTTTTCAATACAATTGTACTATCATTCTTAACTGTTCCAACAATAGTTCCAGATGCACCAGACGTCGGTTGTGATAACGTATCATCTGCAAATAAGTATGCACTTTGAATGATTGTTAGTTTAACAACCTTGTTTTCTTTTGATTGTAAGTAAGATACATCTTTACCTTTTACAGAACTAACGATTGCTTCTGCTTCTGAACCTTGTGTTCCTGTATTGTCAAAATATAACTGCGAGTTGATAGAGAAGTTAGCAGATGTATCTAATACACTAACACTCTCAACATTACCTTGTTTTACTTCTTCTATTTGTGCAATAAAACCATCACCATTACGTGGCATTCCTGCTTGGTAAAAACGTCTTGCTTTTTTAGGAATGTCGTTCTGGTTAATATCAGAATTGTAATTACTATCTACAGGAAGAGAATAAAAATTCTCTCCTATAATGTATGGATACTGCGGTACTTGATTGCTATCAATAGTAATGAAATAAGCATAAGTTCCTTGCGGAAATTCTGGGGTGGTGCAAAATCTTCCATTGTTTTCATCTAGTGTGCCACTTTTGTGGGTATAGGTATAGTCATTGACAAAAGTTCCGATAGGATAGGTTGTCAAGTCAGGTCCTTCAGAACGATTTCCATTAATAGAATAACTAGATGTCATTCTAGTAATAGATGACGTAGAATCTAAAGGATCTTGATAACCAAACGCACCATAGATTGGATTACCATCATAAGCAAAACCAATAATAGGTGAGTGTGATTTAGATGCTGGTTCTGTTCCAGCACTGTTTAGGTTATCACTAAGAGAAACACGAAGTGCTTTCGGGTTTGCAGCATAACCATAACCATACTCCAATACGTTATTGCTGTTTCCAAATACATAACCATTCTCTGTGTCTAATTTAGTTTCTAATTTTTTATATCTATTAAAATTCCATTCTTTAAGAAGAGGTATACCAGTTGCACCACTGCCCACTGGAACTATTTCAACTATTACAGTATTTTGATTATAGAAGTTACCCTCTGCAATCTTATTAAATCCAGTAATCTGTCCATCAGTATTAACAACTGCTTCAAACTCAGCAAACCTACCTCTACCAGCATTATCTCTAATTACAACTTGTGGAGGTGAAGAATAGAACTCACCAGCATTATCAAGTATAAGACTTGTGACCTTACCACCAGTTACTACAGCACGAACAGCAGCATTTCTACCAGATGTAATTAATACGTCTGGAGTTCTAGGAAATACATCAGTAGTATCCACACTTATGCTTTCTACAACTTGTCCTGCTAATATTGCTCTTGCTTTATTAGGTACTTGATCAATCAATACAAATGGTGGTCTTACATATCCAGTTCCACGAAGATCAACCTTGATTTGTTCTAACTTACCATATCTAATACTTTCTGCATCTTTGTAACCATAAAAAGGAACACCATTTAATCCAATACCAATATCTCTCTTAGGTGTAGGATATGTTTCTGTAGTTCTGGTTGCTTGTTTTCTAATAATACGAAGAAGTTTCTGATCCAATACTGTTTGTGTCACAGTAGAACCATCTAAAATTTTATGTGATGGGAAACTAGAACTAGCAATATAATAATACTGATCATCTGCAAGTATAGCAGATACATTTGTTGGTACTTGATCTAATGATGTAGCAACTGCAGATAATGTAGGAACATTAACTGCTGCACCAGTTCCTAATATCCATCTAGTCTGATTTGTTCCTACGTTTACAATCTTAGAATCAGAAGTCTCAAAACCAGGATTAGATACTTGTATCTTATCTCCTACAAAAGAGTATGGTTGTGGATCTGATGGTTGTAAATTATAAACAATACCCATCGTCAACAACGTGACACCAGATCCTGCTATTGTAACAGGTTTGTATACTGGTGTACCAACATCGTGCTGCACAGCAGTCTGTGCTAATCTATTGTCAATAATAAATTGACCTACAGTCTTTTCACTAAATGTAATTGTCTCATCACCAATCAATACTGATCCTGTATTATCCCAACCAGTAGTAGAGAATACATCAATCCTATCTCCTTTAGACTTAGTGCCTATTAGCACTTTCTCAAGTTGAGTCTTAGTTGAGACACCAAATGTACCATTAACTGTCTCTGGTGCTAAAACTATATTATAGATTACCTCATCATCTCTAGTTCCATCTGCATATACATTGTCTACAACAGCATCTGCATAGTCATACTCTTCTGTATCAGATTGAACTATTTTCTTTCCTACTAAACTTTTTACATCACCAGATATAACTTTACACTTAAGTGCATATACGTTTATCCAATCTGCATTAGATGCTTTATATGTAAAATCTCTTGGTTTGTATACCTCAGGTTTTACAATTTTTCTTGGTCTTGTATTAGCAACCAACTCCATGTAACCTTCATCACCATCAAGACCTGACATGTAACGATGATAAGCACAATAATAGTAAATCTTATTAGACTCATCAACATTCATCATGAATTCTGGTTGGAATTCATTATCGTAGTTTGTCTTGACACCAAGAACAGGTTTGCTGTTGTAATATTGTTGACCACCAAGTAATGTACCTTCTCTAGTGGTACTAAACTTCATAGGATGACCATCTGGATGGATAGGCATCGGTAAGTTAGAAGGGTCAGATTGATTCCATATAATTTGCCAGTTTTGGAAGATCCTTATTCCTTCTGGTGCAAAATAATATTTGCCATATTCAAAATCTCCAAATAACTGTGGCAATTTACCAAAGTTGATGTAGAAAATACCATTAGGGAATGTATATACTGTACTAGCAGTAAATGTTGATCCTGTAGTGCCAGTAACACTATCTCCAAGAGAGAAGGTGCTGGATACTTGTCTTAAATATACTCTTGTAATTACGTTCTGATCATTTCTAACAATCTTAGCAATCTCTCCACTAGCAGTAGTGGTTTTGATTCTATCACCAACTAAAAATTGACCATTTGGACTTGTAACATCTATGGCAATATTATCAAACTCAGATTTTATAAACCACTCAAACTGTGCTAAGTTAGTACGATCAAGAGGATCAAAGTCCTTATCAATAATACTATTGAAAACAAACTTAATAGAACTATCAGTTCCTTTCGCTTTATAGAAATTCTGTATGTTCTTTATTAAGGTTCTTTTATCAACACTACCTCTAAGATATTTCTCAGGGAATGAACCTAGATATTGTTTCTCAAAATTCTTTACTAATGCATAAAGAAAAAGATTACTAATATTGTAAACTGTTTGACCAGCAGCATGTGCTGTAGCAGTTGTACTTACAAAATTACTTTTACTGTATAGATCACCAATTTTTGTATTACCACTAACACCTCTAGAACATCCACTTAAGGTTGTATCAGTTCTAGTTGCGTAAAATATTATCTCATCATCTATTCTAATATATCCGTCTTTTTCTGGAAAACTTCTTGCATCTTGTAGTACAATTGTGTCGCTACTATTAGTGATACTAACATCCAAAGTATCGTGTTGTCTAAGTAAGTTCTTTTCATAGTAATCAATGTCTGCATATTTTTGAATATTATTAATAATGTCTAGAGTACCACCCTGTACCTCCTGTGCTTCATAATACTTCGTTACAAACTTACTAAAAAGTTCGTATTCTGTACTAATGAACTCAGGAAGCTGTGTCTCTATCAGAGTAGATATTCTCTTTGTTTTTACAGCAACCATTTACTTACTCTTTATATGCAGTGAAGGATGAATTAGGAACGTCAACGTCAAGGTATACCTCACGCATTGCCTTAATGTCGTTTGATAGTGGTTTTACTCTTAGTGAAATACGATTATCAAAGAAACTACCTTTAATAATTGTCAAAGCATACATCTTCAACTCACCTTTTACATAATCTATGTCGCCAATATCACTGTCTAGAACAACTTTCTCACCAGTTACGCTATCTAGTCTATATAGGACAATTTTCTTATTTCTATCTTCAACATAGACATCAAAATTAGGATATTCTGTTACTCTAAAACCAGTAGATGATAAGACTGGATCGTCACAGTCTTCATCAAAGGCATTCTGGAAACATACCTCATAATAGAAGGTAGAATTTAACTGAGGATAGAAGTCTTTTCTCATCATGAGACTAGTGAGATTAGAATTGATACTAACATCAGCATCATCTATAACACCCACAAACTTACTATACCTAAACTTACCATTAAATTTTTCAGTATCACTTTCATTAATATAACCTTGTATAGAAGTGATTACGCTATCTCTAATATTAGAAGGAGTCTGATCTGTCATACCTCCGTTATAATAGATCTTACTTGTCATTTCAACAAATAGAATAGAAGGATCTACTATCTGTGGTTCTACAGATGCAACAACATATTTTTTAAGATCAGCAATGATCTGTGATTTAGTCAACGATGTAAGGTAACTAGCATCAGTTGGTTTCAATACAATGAATACTTTTCCATATTCTGGTGGTTCTTGATCCTCTCCACCAAATATGATAATATCACTTGTTGCTGGATATACTTTTCTTACAATTGTTTCGTAGTCGTTAGCGGTCACTGCACGGTCTTGTGTGCCATATGCTTTTGGAGCAGTGTATTTTATCTTAGCAGTTGTTTCTATCTCTTCACCGCCCGATGCAGCAACGCTTGATACAATTGTTGTTGTAAACGCATTAGGAGAAACTCCAAATTCGTTTTCTATCACACCAGAAAATACAAATGCCTTAACACCATTACTTACAGGACCTGATGTTGTTACATATGATACATCAATACGTGCATTGTTCTCTAGTTTCTTACCTAGAACACCATCACCCATTAAAATTTCATACCTACCGTCCTCAATTTCATCTAAGAAGAAGACTTTTGATGCACCATCAACTCCTAATATGTTATCAGCAAGTAAATATGGTTCATTAAAAGATCCACCAGTAGGATATACAGTGACTGAGACTGTATTAGTATCAATGTTAGGGTTATCTAATATAAATCTTTGACTCTTAGATGCAGTGTTTATTACAAATTCGTTTGTTAATAGTGTTCCTTCTCTAATTGGTACGTTACTAAATGTTGCAACACCATTTATTACTTGTGCCTTTACATCACTTGTAACAATATAATTGTAAATGACATTATCATAGTTACTAATAAATCCTGTTCCTTGTTTTAAATTTAATTCTTTATCAGTTGTTGCATTAGTATAGGTAACAGTAAATGAAATATATGCTGTAGGAGATGTTGCACTCTTTGGTCTATATCCTAATTGCTTTGCTAGTGCTACTACGTTGTCTCTTAGCGTTGCTGAATCAAGGAACAGTTCATTGACTACCATGTTCGTATTGAACGCTGTATAGTAGGTATTATAAGCAAGAGTGTCTATCAGAGTTGCTAGTGCAGACCCTTCAAAATCATAATCAGTAAAATCATTCTGACTCCTCAAATATTCTTTGAGTTGAGTTTTGATATTATCAAAATCTAAATTGGCAACCTGAGTATAAGGCATTATCGTGTACGCTCTAGAAATATATCTATCCCAACTGCTCTGTCTTCTCTACCTAAGATCATATACTCTAATTGCACTTCATATCCATTCTCGTCAGTTCGTGGATAGCAGTTAAGTCCTTGAATTGATATTCTAGGTTCGTACCTATTGAGAGTTTCTTTAATTTCTTTTTTAATTAATCCAGCAGTACCATAATCTAATGGTTCAAACAATAGATCCTGTAGACCACTTCCTATTTCTGGTTGGAATGGTCTTTCACCTCTTCTAGTAAGTAATAATCCTTTTATTGATTGTGCAACAGCAGCCTTATCCTTCACTGTTACCAAATCGTTAGTAACAGGATGTTTTTTGAATGTAATACTCAAATCTTTGAAGGTTGAGACTTCTGGCATTTAAAGACAGCATGGGCTGCTTTTATTTATCCATCTTTTCTGAACTTAGTGCACTCGTCAAGGAATTCCTTCTTTCTCTTCATCTCAAACAATTCTCTTTCGTCATTCTTTTCAATTTTGTCTATCCATTCTTGTGCATCGTACTCAGAGATGAGTTTCTTCCCACTTTTTATAAATTCCTCAGATTTGTCTACTTTAATTACCATTTGTTTTCTCCTTTGGTGTTTCCCAGAAATAATCATCGGTATCTCCTAACCGTCCCCACTCAGTCCCATTCTCGACTTGGTACTCTATGGTAGAAACCTTAAAGTCTGGTGTCTTCGGTTCTTGAGGGGTGATAGAGAGGTCATACAAACGCATTCTATTATTAGGATACAATGCATACTGTCCATTCTCTAGTTGGATACAATTATGACTCTTATGCTCTTGTGGCACTTCACTTACATTATTATCTATCACATCAGGGTTCGCATGGTAGTTATCAAGAGTAAAGATATACTGACCTTTCATCAGACCATGGTCTCTTGTCCGTATCTCCGCATCCATAGAAGATACGAAACCTTTATTGATTGCCATCACACCATAGTCCATACAATTCCAAAATTGCAGATTCTCTAGACTCATATCGGGCGTCGGCGTTTTCGGTGCTCGGAGAAAGGCACTTATAGGAAGTTTATCATACATCGCACCATACTCAGGTAAGTAAGTCTCAAAATAAAAAGCACGACCAGGTATACTCTTACAAGCAACCCAGACGCCCTCGACAAACTCACCAAATCCACTTTGATGGTCAGTTAAATATTCTTTTCGTACCCACACCTTCTCAGAAGGCAAATTACAAATCAAATTCATTTGTGATGAAATACCTCAACGTATGCTTGACATTTTGGACAAGTGAAGTTAGACCAGAAGTCATACTCAGACTCATCGCCATCATTCAACTCTTCCATGGAGTTATCCCCACCCCATATTAACTCAGTATTACAGTGCCAACACTTCATCGTATTATCGGCATGGAGTAAAGGTCTGCTGGTGCTATCTTCGGTCTATCTGTATAAGCGTCGATAAGTTCTTCAATACTACTGCTCATCGCTCTATAACCAGTGCCAACATACACCTGTCCTGCAACTACAGCAATTGTAGCAACACCCCAGAATGTGTAATATGCAGATGACTTGAATTGATTCTTCGCTTTAGTAATATAGTTCTTCTCAGTCACTTTCCTTGTCCTCTATATCTCTTCCTTGCTTTATTTCTACTAGTCGCAGAATACTTTGTATGTGATCCTGTACCCTGTCTTGTTTTCTTTGGTGTTGCTTCTATAGTCTGAGATACACCAAAACCACCTTTTGCTTTCGCCATTAAATATTCTGTCCTCCAGAAGTTCCTATCTGTATTGTACTACTTAACCATGGTCCTGTCAAGGGTCTAGGTGTACTAATTCCATCCAGTGTTGCATTATCACCTTGAACAGCGGGTAGTCTCCCATTAATCATAACTGTCGTATTGACAGCAGGAGTAATAATCCGTTGACCTGTGCTAGTACACTGTGGTATACCTCTCCTAATGCCTGGCACTATACTTGGTAAACTTGTTGCATCATATATCGGTACAGGTCTACTACCAACTTTAACATTCGGTGACATGAACGGAGTACCATCTAATGTCTGTGCAGGATAATCACAGAACGGTCCTACCGACTCTGTATCTATTGTCTCCTTTTTAATTAGAAATGCCATTACTTCTCCTGACAGTTACAAATATTTAGAAGTGGTTCCATCTTCTCATATACCACTCGTACTTTCTCTTCAGATTTCCGAGACTTCCATAACTGTAGTACAATGACTTCAAGTTCTTCTTTAGTTACATCAATAAGCATTTTCAGATCCACCGATTTTACTTAACATTCTAGTACAAAATTCATACATCTGTTGATGTACCGATATATCAGATGATGCATATAAAGGTGTGTCGATATATTTTGAATCCTTCAGAGGATTGTCATCAAACCATTCATCATAAGGTAATTTGTCTGGTGCTTTGATACTCATATGTTTTCTAATAGTACTTCATCAATATACTGAGGATGTTCTTTCAGAAAAGGAACGTCTTCCTTAGCATGTTGAATTGCATCAAATGTACTCTCTGCATATTCGCAGATTTCAAAGTGATGTCTTTGTTGGTCGTGATAACCTACTGTGTAATGTGACATTATACTGCCCTCGCTACTTTTGTGAGATCTTCTTTGAGACCTTCGATATTATTGTGAAGATAGTCGAGTGTCTGAGCGACAGTCTCATAATCCTCACCCGTTGGTCGCTTGTACATCAATGACGGGTTCGCCAGTCTCTCCAAAGTCTTCTCTAGGGTGTTTAACTTCTCGGACTGCCATAGGAGTGTCTCCTCCAATTCGTTCAATTTCTTTGATAACTCTTCCATTGTTTGGATCACCTCCATTATATGATTCAGATGCCCTCTTCTCGAACTGATCACAGAAAGTATCGAAGTCATTCAGCATGTCTTCGTAATCTAGTCCGTCATCTTCAAAGAATTGGTGTGCGACTTTTTTCATGTTTTTTTACCAGGAAAATTTTTTGGGTTTTTTTGGTTTTGGTTTTTCATTTTCCTTTTAATATTTATTTCTCGGTCAAGTGGATACTTTTGTAGGTTAGCGTTTTCTAATTTTGCTTGGCACCGAACCCCCCATCAAAAAACCCCCAACATACAGTCAGGGGCGGGGTCGCTGTCTGGGCGATCAGAAGTTATACTGTCTGTCGCCTAGTGCTGCTGGTCTCTCACCATACTCGCCCTCATGTGTTTGGAAGTTATCGCAAATGGTCTCTGCGTATCCGAAGCACTCACTCATGCTAAGACTTAACTCGGTTGCTTCCCAAGTGTCTGTTACAACCTCTGTTGCCATTGGTTTGCCGAACTTGTTATAAGCGGTGACTGTGTATGTAAACATAATAAAAACTGAACTGATTTATATTCTAATTATAGAGGATATCCCTAGGGAAGTCAACCATATGTCACGGAATGTAAACAGGGGTTATTTAACCTCGCCCCTGTTTAACATGTAGTCTCTGGCATATGTTCTCTCTGCTGCTGTGTCCTTTGACATCTGCATTGGTGATCTGTCGCATGTGCTGATCTTTCTGTCTCTGCTCTTCTTACACCATGTCCTTCTGCGTGTCTCGTCCATGCTTGGCATGTCTTCAAATTTAGGTGCATAGTACATGCTGCGTGCGATCTCTGGACATGCTGTGTAATCAAAACTCTCTCCTGCTGTGATGTCGTTAATCATCTGGATGACTGACATAGGTACAGCGAACCACTCTTTGCCTGATCCGATCTGCTCCCATCCGTAAGACTTGCACACTGAGTGGAGATACTGTTCCATTTCAAATACACCGCCTTTAGTTCCTTCGGGTGTTGGAATGTCTGTTCCCTCATCACATGCCCATAGAGCGATGTTATGAATTTTGTCTGCACATGAGGTGCTATGCTCTTTGTATCTCTGGATTGTTCCCCACTCACAAGAGTATGATAGACCGATCTTGATTTTACCCATTCCAGTTGCTCTCTCGTAATGCTCCTCAGTAGCGAACATAATGTAGAGACCGCCTGCTGTGTTGAGTTCGATTCTGCCTTTGCCCATGATGTGTTTGTTTCTGATTTATGTTTTTATTATAGTCCCTAGGGATTGGTTGTCAACAACCCCAGTGGACAGTTTGCCAACTGGCACATTAGTGCCTATCGGATATATTCCAAACTCCCTCGTTAGGTGTTGGAAGTGGTTCAAAGTTTCTTGCTGCCATTGCTGCAAGTGCTGCCTTAACTGCGGGGTCTTGCATCGCTGAAGAGTTTGCTAATACTCGCCCGTCGAAGTAAGGTCTTAGTTGATTGTCGAACATAATACTTTTGTCTGATTAACTTAAGTATAATCCACTAGATGCTTATGTCAACAATCTAGTGGACAGTTTGACAACTGGCACAAGGTGCCAGCTGCCGTGTTGTGTGGTTGGCGGAGGATTGACCGACCCTCCTAGCAAATTCCATGCCTATCAGAGTTACAGGTCTGTGCACTGTTCACGGGTCAGGTGAAGATATTGGGTCTTACGTAGAGGTTCGATTTAAATGCGATTAGTTAACGCAACCCCTGCCTACTGCCCATATATTACCCTCCCATGCTTAAGAATTTTTCCATGACCATTTCGTCGATAACGTTGTTAACGTCTGGGTCGCCCATTGGATCGTATTCGATACCGAATTCCTCGCATACTTCGTCAAGGATTGTTTCAAAGATTGATTCGTGATGTAGAGTTGACATAATGTTGTTTGATTTATATTCTTATTATAGTCCACTACGTTTGACTGTGCAATAGGTAGTGGACAGTTTGTAAATTGTCTACAGATAACCAGCGATCTCCATACCTGGTTCGTCATAGAACCAACTTATGCTCATGCCTTCAAATTTTTCTTTGAGTGCATTATAAATGTCTTCTGGCGGTGACCATGCAGTATTAAATGATGCTTCAAAACCATTAGGCAATTCGCTTTCGTCAATGGTTAAGTCGTAGCAGTCCCATTTAGTACCCCAGTTTTGAATTCGCCAGTCATACCATCTGGCATCTTGTGTCAGTTGCGGACGTCCTTCTTCGTCTGTAGATTCAAACGCTAAACCCATTCCAAATTCACGTTTATCCATTACAGGCAGTTTACCCCCGACTGGGATCTCTTTCCAATTTGGTTCGGGAATGATCTGACCAAATACTGTTAGATCATTCTTCGGGTTAGTTCCATTCTCGAATATGTCGAAGAGTGTTTGTATGTCCTGCTCATTATCTGAATAGACACTCACTCTGTTGTAGCAATGATTTGGCATAGTCTGATTTGTTTAATTAATTACATTATAAGGCATGTACTCAAACAAATGTTGTTTGAGTAGACACCTCTGAAACTAGCACACTCTCTTGCCTAAATGCCTTGCGGTATCTGTCGGCAATGTGCTTTAATAAAACTGATGTAGCGATTGCTTCATGATCAGGCACCTCGATATAAAAAATCTTAGTGTTTTCAAATTCTCCTTTCCATAACCCCTCGCCATCAATAAATGTGCCATACTCAAAATGAGGAATGATCTCTGACTTAATAAAGTCGTTTATCATGTTGTCTGAAACCTTTCCTGCGTTGGGAATGTTTCTTCCCATTATTAGTTCGAGTCTTTTCATGAAGTGTGTTGTATGCTATGATTAAATTATAGAGCATGGAATATACTCCTGCTACATGTAATGGACAGTTTGATAAGTGGCACAATGCGGCTGAGTACCCATAGCACAGCGGGTGATCCAACTGTGCTATAGTTTTCGTGGTGCGGGAAGTTGTTGCTGCTCATTTAGATATCCTCCAGCATCTCATCTATTTCGCATGTGTTCACCTTTGGGTCATCCCATCGCACACCGTCGCCAGTTGTCTCGGATCCTATGCATGTGAGCATCTCAACTAGGTGATCATAATCCAAGGCACGTCTAGCGATATCATATAAACCTTCGTCACCGCCTAACCAAAGACCGACATTCCAAGTCTCGTAGTTAGTCCAACCGTTATACTCTGTGTCGGTTAGGTTCGCTTGATAAGTTGCTGTTGTCATAGTGTTCTGATTTGTTTGACTAGTTGTATTGTAGAGGGTGGGTGCGTATCCTGCAACCTTGAGTATGCCACAAAAAAGATTGTCACACTCTGTGGCGATCCGTGTCTTAATATTCATAATAATAAGGGTGAGATGTGCCACATGGTTCTGGGTCGCATACCGTGTCTGAATCAATGTTTGATTTTAGATTCTGATCAAAGGCACGGATAGACAACTCTGAGTTGTCGCAGTCCCATCCTTTGCGTTCTAGTGCTTCGGCACAAATGTCCCACACTTGGTGCAGTTCATCATCGTTTAAAAAACTAATAACGTTGTAGTAATGCATAGATTTGCGTAACTATACGTATTCTATATGTTAAGAGCAGGAATACAATACATGATGTGCCAGTAATATTACTGTCACACTGAGTGGTTGCATTTAATATATGTCTGATTATAATGTAAGAGTAATATACAAATCAGATTATGAGAA